TCAGCCTCGCCCTGAGCGCCATACTGACGCCCTGCCGTGTAGCCCTTGCCGAGGGAATCCCCCAGCCCGGACACCATGGCGAACAGTTGCGCGCCGGTGAGGTTGCCGCCGTAGACCATCAGTAGAGCCCGCCAGTCCCAGTGCCGCCGCCGCCGAACATCGAGCCCAAGAAGGAGCCGATGCCGCCCATACCGCCGCCGCCCGCGCCAAAGCCAAGCGCCTGCGCGCCAAGGTTCAGCCCGCCCATCAGCATTCCGGTGTTTTTGTCCTGCGCGGCTTGTGACGCCTGCAACGCCTGATTCTGCGCGCCGATCACTGCCGCCTTGTCCTGCTGGATGATGTTCGATTTGTTGAGCGGGTTCGCGTATTCAAACTGCGCCTGCGCGCCAAAACTGTTCGCGAGGTTGCCGCCCAGTCCGTTCCACAGATTGGCGCGATTGTTGCCGAGCCCGGTTTCCATGTTGGCGAGGTTCGTATAGCCCTGCGCCATGCCCTGCGTGCCAAGGCCCTGCATCTGGCCGGCCAATGCCGACGCGGTATTCGCCCCGCCTAGATCAGTCTGATACGCCTGCCCAAGCTGCGTTCCGCGCTGCTGGTTGTAGCCGCCAAGTCGATCAAGCCAGCCGCCCCATTCCTGATTGGCGAGGCCCGACGCGCGATCTGTAATTGCCGAAAGCGTGTTGCCGCTCCCGGCAATGCCGAGAGACGCCGCCTTGCGCGCCGCCGCGTCCGTCGCTTGGTCAACGCTCCACTGATAGCCCGGCCCAGCCTGAAATGCCCCGCGCGCGGCGTCATTGCCCGTCTGCCCATGCAGCCCAAGGCCATTCTCAAGCATGGCGCTTGGCGAGTTAGCGCCAGTTAGAAAGCCCATGTAGGCCCCGCGCGAGTCCTGCGCGTTGCCCTGCGCCGTCTTGGCCCAGTCGCCGTACGGGCTATTGCCGCTGGCGAGGTTGGCCCACAGCCCCGGAACCTGCCCGAGATCGCTACGCGCGTTCGCAGCGCCCTGATTGAGAGAGCTTGCAGCCGTGCCGGCATAGCCCGTGAGCATGTCGCGACCCGCGCCAAGCGATTCCTTGCCGGCGCGATAGCCGTCATCCAGCAGACCAAACTGATTGCCTTCCGTCTGGTCGATATAGTTCGCGGTCCACCGCGCAACCTCGCGCGCGCCTTTTGCATTCGCCATGTCTCAATACCTCACGGGAGATAGGCGGCTAGACGACGAAGCCATTCCAGCAATCGCCGCTCGTAGGCGATTTGGGCCTCAGATGGTCTAATCTCGACCTGAATTTCCTGTCCGTTCCGCTTTACGGTCGCGGTCCATCGCCTGACTGTCGGATCGGGTGGAACAGGCGGTGGATCTGTTGCGACAGGCCACGGCATTAGGACGCCACCGCAGATGCGTGCATCGTTCCGCCGCGCATGAAGAATTCAATCGGGTCACTGACGGACACGCGCCAGCGCCGGCCATATCGGCTCGCCATTCCGCACCGCGTCAGTTGCATGATGTTCTTGTATTGGCCCTGCCGACCAATCGGGACATGGCGCGGGATCGTGAACACGTTCCCGCCGTCGTCGGACCACGACACCATTGCCGCTGGAGCCGTTTCAATCGGTTCCGCGCCCGTTTCGCTGCCAACGCCAACGATCATCGTAAAGTCAGCACGCGCAACCGCCGTTCGGAACGGGAACGCGGTCTGCAACTCGCTTTCCATGGTCGCGATCAGCGGGCTTCCCGCCTCTTGTCGCGCCAGCTTGCTTACCTCGAACAGCGCGTTGGAGTTGCGATCCAGCGCGAACCAACGCCCGAATGCGTTCACCGTCGCCAAAGCCCGCCACCGCACGTCCTCATAGGATTGCCGCTCGTGCCATGCGCCCGTCGTCACGTTGTATTCAATCGTCCACTGGTTGGACGACAGCGACCAAATCTGATGGCCTTCATAAGTGTAGACGTTCGCCACCAACTGCGACTTGTCGCCGATGCGGCCTATCATTGCCTCAATGTCAGCATCAGAAATGCGCTGAGGATCGACACCGCTCAATGCGCGCACGCTGTTGTCGCTGGCGACGAAAATCAGCGGGCCAGACCATCCCGATTGATGGCCCGCAATCGCGTGCTTTCCCGCCAGACCAACCGGAATGACATGCACGCGCCCGAGCGGGAACGGCGACGTTCCCACGTCCTGCCAGACTTCCGTTGAGTCAGGGCCGAAGCCAAAGAACAACTGCCCGAAGGAAACGCCGCGCGTGAGCCCATCCGGCTTCGCTTCACACTTCGCGAACGACAGGGCGTCAACCGCGACGCTGTTGAGGTCCGTCGCAAAAATACGCCCGTCGCCAATCGCGAACAGAAAATAGCCGTCGAGAAAGTCCACACTCTCAGGCGTCGGCAAGTCTGGATCGGCATATGTCGTGATGGTGCTGCCCGAAGCCTGAAACGCGCCCGCCGATGATACTATCACCATATCGCCGGCGTTGTTCCTGCTGAATATCGCAAGCCCGTCGCCACCAATCGAACCGATCATAGCCGACGCGACGCCGACGCGATCCACCTGATACAGCGTTGAGCCGACTAGCTCGTAGATATACGGCGACGAGAAGAACAAGCCGCGTGTTTTTAGCGCCGGATCGCCAGCCGTCGTGAACGGAACGAGGCCGGGACACCTGACCCACCGGTCAATGCCGTCCGCGACCTCAAAATGACAATTGATCAGCGCCCCATTTCCGAGTGCAGGATGCAAGGCCCGCGTGCTCGACTTGGGAAAGATGATCTTTGCCGGCTTCATTACCACACCGGCAGAATGCGACCCGTCGCGCGAAGCGAAGCGTCTGTGTCAAGGAGTTTGCCGGTTCCGCGATTGATGCGCGCCAGACGCCACAGCGGCGCAGTCGCCGCCTTCCACGCATCATCGCCGGCTGGCTGACCGAACGCCGCGCCGGCCGTCACCGCAACGCACAGAGCCAACTGCGCAAAGATAGCGTCGTCAAATTCGTCCGTGCTTGTGATCGAATAGACGTTCTCCGCGTTGATGCGGGCCACCGTCGAGTCAATGCACAAGTCGATATACTCGCGATCCTCAGCGGCGGGGGCGTTCCCGGGCGTGAACACGCCGAGCTTCGCCAGCGCCTCGTTGCCAAGGTCTGTTCGCGTTTTCGTCATGCGCGCCACCTACAAAAATGAGTGGGCGGCGACCCGTAGGCCACCGCCCGTTTTCATCAACCCGAAACGCGCGTCGCGAGACGCATATCGAGGGCCTTGACACCATACAGAACGTCCGCGCGCCACTGGGACACGTCGTTCGTTCCATCGTAGTAGGGCTGCAAGCGAATGCTGATGCCCTTATACGACTCGCGAGCGCCGCCAATCGCGCCCGGAGGCATGACAAGCGGGACGGACACGAAGGCAAAGGCGTTCGTGTGGAAGGCAACCGACGGCTGGTAGGTCGTCGAAGCCGATCCAAGGAACGTCAGCGCGGCATTGTCCGCAGGAGCCGCAGAAACCGTCTGGAACGCGCCAGAAGCGATGATCTGCGGGGCGATGGTCAGCGTAACAGCGCCGCCAGCCGACGAGTTGGCGTCAGCCGTGACAACGAACTGCTGCAAGTAGGGCAGAACAGCCTTCGTCACGCGATTGACGGCAAAGACGCCGGCAATCGTGAACACGTCGCCGGCCTTGACGACGCCGGTAATCGACGCCGTCCAACCATCGGTAATCAGCGACTGCGTATCGCTGTTGCCGGAGCCGCCGGCGTAGGTCACGTTCTGCGCTGCGCCATTGATCAGCGGCGCGCCACCGCGCGCGCCAGTCGTGAACGACGCCACGTTCTGGCTTTTCGCCGTGTCCATACCATCGACTTCGCCGAGCGAACCGCGCTTGAACGCACCCGCAACAAGCTGCGGGTTGAACAGCGCAGCCGCAGCGCCCTTGAGGCCGGCCACGTCGGCAGGCGTCAGGATCATGCGGCGCTGGCCATCGTCGGGCACGGGCACTTCGTCCATGCGCCGAGTTGCGGCGGCGACGTTCGCATAGGTGGAAATGCCGTTCGCCGGCGCGCCAACCCAGTTGTAGGACTGAAGCGCAAGCGCCGCGATATCCGCGTCGATCTGGTTCGCAATCGGAACCATCAGCGGCTTGATGACCCGTTCGGCAAGGTCCTTGATGTTCATCGTCAGATCAAGGGACGAGAACTTGAAATCGACGCCGGCCTGCTTGTTGACCGTCATCGTGGTCGTGCCTTCGGTCACGTCCTGCATGGACGCGGTAGCGCCCTGTCGAACCGTGAACTGGGCCGGCTTGCGAATGGTCAGCGTCTGACCGATTTCGTAGCCGTTGACCGACTTGCCGAACTCGTTTTCGTAGCCGCGATAGACGCTGCGGCCCCAAACGAGATTGTTGTCTAGAATTTTCAGCGCCACCTTGGCGATGACAGACGGATTTAGAACAGTATTTGCCATTGAGGCAGTCCCTTACGTAGGGACCGCCGCACTCAGTCTAGCCCAAGTTCCTTGGCTAGCTCATCCACTGACATATCGTTGGGATGCCTGGCCGGAGCAGCGCCGCCTTTCAGCGGGCCTTTCGGCGTTGGTGCAGCGGTTGTCTTCGCTCGCGGCAAAGAGACTTTCGCGCTGATTTCCCCGAGGCGCATAAGCGCTCGCGTCAACGGGAGCCCGTTAAGCTCCCCGATCAGTTCGGAGTTCTTCGCCAGATGATAGGCAAGGACAGCCGAGTTTTCCGACCTCAGAATCGCGTCAGCGATTTCCGGCTTCGGTTCGACACGCGAGGCGTTCGCCTTCGCAAAGACAGAATCCCAATCAGGAAGAAGCCTCTTGGCCTCATCAACCTTCAAGCGGAGTTCCGCCTTTAGTGTCGCAAGCTCGATTTGCTGTTGCCGGGTAAGCGACTCACGATGCTCCGACATGCGATCTTCAAGGGCCGCTTTACGGACCTCGTAGCTCGTCATGGCGCGATCAAACGCGAGAAGATCACCTTCAAAGTCTTCTTCGGCGGGCTTCTTGACGCCGCGCCGCTCTAGCTCCGCCTCGACAGTGTCAGCCATCGGAGCGCCGTTACGCGCTTTCGACGCCTCCAATTCGGCTCGGAGCCGTTCAATCTCATTCCTCTGCCGACGATGCCGAGAGAGCTTCTTGGGCGCGTCCTGTTCGGGTTCGCCTTCGTCGCCGTCCTCGTCCGCGTCGTCATCGGACTGAGCGTCTTCCTTGGCCTCAGGCTCCGCTTCAACCTTGGGCGTCTCCGAAGCCGGTTTATCGGCCTCTTGCGGAGCGTCGCTTTTGGTGTCGTCGTCGGGAAGGCCAAGTTCCGCCATCAGCGAAGCCATGTCGGCCTCACTCGTCTGGTTCTCATCAGTCATCAGGTGTCTCACATTCGCGGCGGCGTGCGCGGATTGCGACGCCTTCCGGAACTACTGTGGGTCGATCTGCCCCGGCGTCTGCGCGACGGCTCGCGCGCGCTCCGCTTCGGTGTAGAGCCCCAAAACCTGCATGAGCGCGTCGAGATCGCCCATCTTGACCTCATGCTGATGCTGCATGAGGCCGAATGCGTGTTCCTGCTGGCGAAGCTGCATGTCCATCTGCTTGCCGGCCAGTTGCATCTTCTGTTCTTCAAGGCCCATATTAGCGCGCTGGATTTCCGCGTTCGCTTTCATCTCTGCTGACCGCGCCTTGATCTGTTCAGGGTCCGGCGGGGCGTTCTGCGCCTGCTGCGCCATCTGCTGTTCAAGCATCTTCTGCGCTTCCTCAGGCGTCGCGCCGCCATCCTCCGCTTGTTCAAGCATCTTGATCGGCGGCGGCAACATCGCCCGAAAGCGCGATGCGATCTTGTCCGCGTTCGGCCAGTCCTGCGCCTTGGCGATCAGGTCCATAATCAGCGGGCCAACCTGCGGGTTCGACTGCAAGATGGCGATCATGCCTTCAAGCGCTTCTTGACGGCGTGTCGAGAACGACGGCCCCATTTCCACAACCACGTCATAGGAGCCGGTTGTCACGTCGTTCAGACGCTTGAGCGCTTCGCCTTCCGTCGCCACGTCGGCAGGCTGGTTGATCTGGATTTTGTCAATCGCGCCATCGTCGCCGACAATGCGAATAGTGCGCTGCGTGTCGTAGAAGTGCGGAATGAGGTCGATCAGCACGCGCGCTGTATGGCGAACCGCCAGCGAGAAGTTGTCAATGTAAACGTATGTCGTGGTGTCGCCTTCGGCCTGTCGCGCCTGAATGGCCTTGCCGGACTTTTCATTCCCCTGACGCCCAAGCGATGCCTCGTAGATGCCCGACACGTCCATCATGTCTTGCGTGGCGCGCTGAACGGCCTCCATAAAGCCGGACGCCGGCTGCGGCGGCTGAATGCGTTCCGGGCGAGGCTCGCCCGTGTGCGTGTAGAGCAGAACGCTATGATTGTGGGTGTTCGCAGTCTCCCACATATCCATGTGTTGTTCGATTTGCTTTTCGGTCGCAATCCAAGGCGATTTCGGAGCCAGCGCGTAGGCTTCGACCTCAGCGGACGAGAAGTAGTTGACTCGGCGCTGAGGGTCTTTCATGTAGCGCACGACGCCATGGCGATACGTGCGGCGGCCCATGCGGACCTCCTCGCCGATGACAGGGATCACCGGGATATAGCGACCGGGCCACGCCTCAGGCTCATCAAGCAAACCAACTGCCGACATGCGATAGCGCATGACGCGCTCGCCATCGCGTTCCTTGATTTCCGCGCCGACAGCGACCGCCTGCGCCTCGGCGTCCTTTTCGTCCGTCACGTCGATAACCACGCCATCCGGCATGATCGCGAGGCGGCGCTTGATCGGCTCTTTGACCCAGTAGTCGGCAATCCGCACGTAGTCGTCCGCAACCCATTGCGTGTAGGCCGGATGCTGCTGCTGATAGCGAAAATCCGCTTCGCTCTTGCCGGGATAGTCGCTCTTGAAACGCTCCCGACTTAGATCAATCGGGACGATGCACCACCGCGCATCCTCGCGCGTCAGCAGCACAGAGTCCGGGTCCCAGATGACCATGATAGGGTCATCAATCGGCATGATCCGCAATTCAGTGTCAAACGTCGTCGCGCCGGCATATTCGCTGACGATCTGCCACGCGCCCATGCCGCAAGTGACTTGCGAGTCGGCCCCCTGAGAATAGGCAATGCGAGCTTCTGACCTGCCTTCGATGTAGCGGATCAAGCCCGCCAGCATGTTCGCGACCTTCGGGTCGGATTGATCGTCAACCGGGACGACTTTGATTGCCGGCTTCATCTTGCGAATGTCGCCGGTAACGGTGCGAACGAATTTTGGGATTTTGTTGACGACGATAACCGGGCGCTTCTGGGTCTCGCGATCCTGTAGAGCGCCAGTGTCCCATTGGTCGCGAGCCTCGCCGGCGCGGAATGTCAGATCATCCTGCGCG